TAAAAGAATAACAGTAGGTAATCTGTGGTTTTGCGATTACTGCGGCCGCAAGTTAGGAAAGCAAGATAAAGGTTATTTAAAAGGAAAGTATACTCTTTGTAAGGAGTGTAAACATTATTCTATTGAATCAATACAAAGGAAGATTAAAATATGATTTATATTATTACTGGACCGAGCCACTGTGGTAAGTCAACTTATATTAATAAAAATAAAAAAATAAACGACCAAGTCATTGATATTCTTAACTATCAGCGTGATTGTAATGATACTGAAGAATTACTTAATGCTCAATATGAGTTTTATTCAGATATAGAGAGGTTAGTCAGAGAGAATTCTTTTTCTAGTCCTGATTATAATCTTTGGATAGAAGGTTGTTTTAGTAATCCCGCTCGTATTGGTCAAATTATTTATACTGTTCAAGCCGCAGGATATAATGGAGAAATTCAAGTTGAATATATGCTTAGTACTAGGGAAGCTTATTACGATTATCTAGATGCGTTTGAGGCTGCTTATGCAGAGGCGCAAGAAAAAGCAACTGTAATGTATGATAGTAAAAATTGTGACATTGTATCTGTTGGGATAATTTATGATTATGTAAAGGAGAATTTTCGTGATTAATGCTAAGGAAGCTAAACAAAAAGCTAGAGAATATAATGTTGAAAAAGATGAAGATTTTATTAAATATTATATAGCATTAGAAGCTAAAGTTGATAAATTTATTAGCGCAGCAGCGGATAAAGGCTTACATTCTGTAAGTGTTCCAGTAGATAATATCATTGATACATATTACAAAGAGTATGCTCAAAAAAAATTACTTTTAACTTTAAAAGAATACGGATTTGGAGTAAAGTTTAATGATACATATATTGCGTTTAAAAGTATAGAAATAGAATGGTAATTAATTATTTGATTTTTTATAAAATTTAATATAATATAAATATATATAAATTTATATGGGCTATGAAGGTATCTGCTTTGTTGGTAAGTAGACTGGAGCCTCTTTGTGGTTAAACATTTATCCACGTTCCAACTATGTCTTTAGGCAAAAAGATGTTAAATAAAGTAACCTTATTATAAGGTTACTTTATTTTTTATTGACTTTTTTAGTAAAATATGATATAATATATATAGAAAAGGAAATAAGGAAGGAGAAATATGGTATTAAATAGATTTGATATTATAAAAGATTTAATTGATTATCTAGAAATAGAACAAGCAGAAATTATTTATAAATCTATGAGGAAAGATAGATATTCAGTTAAAGATATTGAAGAAAGTTCAGAATGGCAATTTCGTAACTATTCGTTAACAAAGCAAGATGAATATGGCTATCAGTGCGAAAATAGTTTTTTACTTAGTATTCTTAATGAGTGGTTAGATATGCAAGACTGTACTTTTGGTATCCAAGATATTTCTTGTGGTTGCGAACAAATTGTTGTTATTTTTGATGATGAAGTTTATAAAATTTCTAATGAAGATGTTGGTAGGGAAGTTAATCAATTCATTGATAATATAACTAATAAAAAAATTAAAGAATTATTTGGATATTATTACTTTGTGGGTGAATACAAGGATTGTATAATTTATTCTCAAGAAAAAGCAGAAACTCAATCTTATATAGGAGATAAATCTAATTTTTTTAATTTTGAAGAAATCGAAGATGATAGACTTATTTGCGGGATTTGTAATCAATTAAAAAATAAAGAGTTATGCAAAGAATTAAATGATATTCTTAATAATACTGATTATATTGATTTACATGAAGAAAATTGGGGTTTTAAACAAGATGGTAAAGTCTTAATTTTTGACCCATTATATGTATAAAGGAGATTATTTATGGAAGAATTAGCACAAGCTTTAGCAGAAAAATTTAATTTACCTATTGCAGAGGTTTATGGCAACTTTACGGAAATTTTCCAAAGATATGTAACTTATAAAATAGTTGGCAATTCTATAGGAACAGTTATTGGTTTAATTGGGATGATTTTAATGATAAAAGTATTTTTGTTGTATATTAAAGATTATAAATTAGCTTTAAGGGATAAAGAGGATAGTTTTTTCTTTGATTATGTAAGAGGTTATGGAGTAGAAACAACTGCTAATGGTATATCTGTTGCAGTAATTGCAAGTGTTTTATTTGTATGTAGTATTATTTGTTTTATTTGTTCCCTAATTGACTTACTTGGCTGGGTATTAGTGCCAGAGATAATGTTTTTACAACATTTTATACAATAAGGTGGGCAGATAAAACTTGGAATTAGTGTTAATATTTATTTGGTCAATAGCATTATATATAATTATTTGTCTTATTTTAATGTGATAAGCATAGAATTACATAGTAATTCTATGCTTTAGTTTATATTTTTATTGACTTTTTTAGTAAAATATGATATAATATATATAGAAAAGGAAATAAGAAAGGATTTATTTTATGGAAAAAGTTTATTTAGTAGAAGATTATAATAATGATAATTCTAAAATTTGTAAAAGTTATGGTACTGCATTAGAATATGCTTTACAATTAGTAGTAGACGCTTGGGACTGTACTGAAAAATATCCTAATAGTGATTTTAAAATGGCATATCGAAGTTTATATGATAATATTAAATCTTTAAAAGAAGATGGATATGTCGAAGGAATTTGTTGTATTGTAATAAAATACATAGAAGATTAAAGAAATATACTATGGTATATTAAAAGGAGAATAATTATGGATTTAGTTTCTAAGTATGAGATAGCAGTTGATAATCTAAATGAAGCTTCTGCCGTTGCGAAAATTCTTATTAAGGCTAATTATGTTGTAATGTTGTCTAGAGAAGAAGACTTATATATTATTAATTATACTTGGTCTAAAGATTGTAATCGTAATGATGTGGTTTTTGTTGATAGGGCAGAGTTTGAAGAAAACTATTTTGAAAGAGAACATAGTTATTATGATTGACTTTTTTAAATAATTATGATATAATAATTATAGAAAATAAGGAAGGAATTAATTATTATGACTAAGACAATTAAAGTCCAAGCAATTCTTGAAATGGATATGGAAGTTGATACAGACTTTATTGATAATTCAGTAAATGAAGCCGCAGTTATTAGTTTTCAAAATGAAATTGACTATAATATTAGAAGAGCAATTTTAACTAGTGAAGACTTTGAGTATAAAATTGTTAAAGTCTATGATGGCAGTATTCTTGAAGGAACTGTTAAAGAGTTTTGAGGAGAGGGTTTTTATAAAGTGTGAAGAATATCTTAAAAGTATTAAAGAAACTTTAAAGAAAACTGGTGACGTTGAAAAATTTCAAACTCAATTAGAGAATATGAAATATTTTTGCGAAGATTACGACGAATATAAATAACTAAGAAGTTATAAGAATTGACAAAAGTTAATTTTTATGATATAATATTTATAGAAAGATAAGGAAAGAGAAATTTTCTAACGTCAAGGAAAAGACATTAAAAAACCCGTTTTGGTAAGGATTAAAACTATAACGTAAATGACACCAGCCAAGAAGGAAAACTGTCAGGTGAAAATTCAAACCCAACGGCTAAGGTTGTAAAGGGCGTTTAAGTAACGTAAAACTCAATGGTTGGCAAACCTTTGGTGGGAAGGATATACAAAACGAAAGTTTGGTGACCGCTGTAAAAGGTTCCCGTAGGAAGAACAAAAGTCCATACGATAGAAAACATATGCGTAGTTAATCGACTTTAAGATTCATTTTGGAGAACAAATGTTCCAGTGATTAAATATTTGTAGTTAGTTGACTTAAAAACTAGGAGGATTGGTTGCCCTTCTATACATAAATAGCAACTTATTAAGTTAGCTTCTGACAGAACAAATGCAGTCTTTAAATATTGTTGGCTTGCGAACCAAACGCACCTTTCTTATTATTAAGAATTGTAAAGTAGTTATAAAAATTGACAAAAGTTAATTTTTATAATATAATATTTATAGAAAAGGAAATAAAAAGCCTTTTATAAAAATTTCAAATTAGGTGCTCACTACCGAGTGTGAGAGAAAGAGAGATTTAATTATGGCTGATTCAATGAACAAAACAGTAATGGACAAGGCAGTAAAGGAAACTGTAGTAGAGGCACTTAATCCAACTTTAGAAACTGTGGGTGCAGTAAAGATTGATGATTATACTTATGCTTTTCCTGTAACAGTAGATGGTGAAGACACTTATGCTAAGGTTACAATCACTGCTGTACAACGTAAGGCTACAAAGACACTTCCAGCCTTCGATATTGATACTGCTCTTGCAAAGTATCAAACAAAGATTGACGAGCGTGAAGCAAGAGTTGCTGAGCGTGAAGCTAAGAAGGCTGCAAAGCTTGCTAAGGCAAATTCAGATGCAGAGTAAGAATTAATTAATAAACTAGGTAAATCTTGTAAAGAAGTGACAGTCCACAAGAGGAAAGGAAACCTCACTCGCCTAGTTTAAAAGTTTAAAAGTGTGACAAAGTGATAAATATTACTGGAAATTGCTTCAGATACCTAAGCACTTTAACCGTTATCTCATACGGTATATAAAAAAGGATTGACGGAGTTAGTAAGTCTAACGTGATAAATACTTACTTAGTGGTACTCGGAACACCGAGAAAAGTGGGATAACAAACAGACTGAAATAGGTTGGTCATTTACACCACTCCCACAGTTTAGTGCTAAGTGGCTACAAGTATATAACCTCCACGTGGTGTAGTTGGGAACATTAATAATATTTGATTTATAGCATAAACGAATGTGCCGATTCAGAGGAAGAGGAGAAGTAGGGATGAACCTACTAAGTCAAATTTATTAAAGCTAATATATACGAATTAATTATCAATCAAAACTTAAAGTACCTTGGCAATGCTTTAAGAGAGTGCTACGAGTTAGAATAAGCCTCGACCTAGCAGTAGTGTGTAACATTACCAGAATAGGAGTCATGACCTATCGAATTTTGACCATAAAATATAACTGGGAGTCGGGGAGATTGCATTAAGATAATTAATTTTAAAAAGAATGTATAGACCGTAGAGATCTCTAATGCTATTAATGACAGGACGGTATAGCCATTATATTCTTTTTATTTAAAATCCTATGTCAAGTTAGTGGCTAATAGGTTGACATTTTAGGTGTAAATAGGAGAACCTTGTTTTTTACTTTTAAAAACCGAAAATATTAAAATAATCCTTATATTTTCCGTTCTTTGGGGTATCGGCTTAAAGTTTGCGTTTTCAGGTAAAAAGAATACCGATAGTTCTTGGGAGACGCATATTTGCGTCTTTTTTCTTTTGTATAAGTTTTACTTTGGGTGCGGCCGCTACATAAAAATACTATAATTTTATGCTACGGCCGCATTGAAAATAGAACTTAAATTTAATCTTGACTTTTTTAATAAAATATGATATAATATATATAGAAAAGGAAATAAGAAAGGAAAAAATTATGGATAAGGTTGATTTAATTCTTAATGAAGTTAAAAGAGTTATAAAACAAAATGTTATTGAAAAAATTCTTGAGGGTGTCGTTTGTTCTTATGAAAATAGTGGACTTTATGATTTATTTGATGCTAGTAATGATTATCTTTTAGAATTATTTATAGAACATCTTGATCCAAATAATATTGGCTGTGAAAAAATTGCAAATGGAGTTCAATCAATCGTTTTTATTTTTGAAGATATAGTTTATAAAATGACCATTCAAGATTTAGATTATATAAATAGTTTTATTGATTATATTGATACAGATTTTAATCAAATTAAAATAGGTGAAGATATTTCTCTAAATAATAAAATAAATCCTTCTTCTTTAATTTCCCCAGTTACTTTTGTTTGTGAATTTGAGGGCGTTTATATTTATTCCCAAGAAGCTGTAGATACAACGCCACTTTTAACTAATAGCGAGAGTCCAGTACGAGGTGTTTTCACCCAAACATTAGCAAATAATATTTATGCTTTTTATATGCAACCAAAAGAAGCTGAAGAATTAATTTTAAATTTTAGTAGATACTACAATGATTTTTTAGATAAAAATGCCGAATGTCAAGAAGATATACATAATGGTAATTGGGGCTATAATAAAATAACCAATCAACCAGTAATTTTTGATCCATTTTATTTCAGTTATTAAAAAAAGGAGATTAGCATATATGAAAATTATTGATAAAAGAATAAAAAAACAAGTACTTTTTAAATATATTGATATTGGGGAGTGCTTTATAAATAGTAATAATGTTTATATTAAAATAAGTAGCGATACTGTTTTTAATTTTACTAATTCACTAAATTATCAATTTGGTGAAAAAATTGTAGTTACTCCAATAGAAGCTGAACTAATAATTAAAGAATAAGAAAGGAAAGAGATTATTATGATTAAGAATTTTAATCGTTGTCCAGTTGAAGATACCGAATGTCCTTATTATGAAGAAAATGGATATTGTGCACTGGCGCATCCAGTAGAAGATTGTGAAACATTTGCCCTTTATTCTTTAGAAAGTGAGGATAATTAATATGGATATAAATATGAAATATTACCTATATAATATTTGCGAGTTTGATTTAGATTCAGATAAATCAAAGCCTTATTCTGGAATTGTAAGAGCTGAAAGTTATGCCAAAGCCGCAGAAGACTTAGATAAATTTTATGACTTGTATGAAATTAATTGGCTATATGAGTTAACTGAAAACCGTGTATTAGAAACTAACTCTACTATAAATGATTGGCTAAAAAATAATACAGAGTATTAAAAGAAAGGAAATGCATATATGAAAAATCTTTATATAATAAAAGTAGAAATTGATTACGAAGAAAGCAAAATTATTAAAGAAGTTGCTACTTGTTATGCAGCAGCAATAACGTCTGCAATTATAGATTTACAAGGTCTTATCGATCTGGGAGATGTAGTTTCTTTTTCTTTAGTAGAGAAAATTCCCGATATAATTTAACTTAAGTCACAATATAAAATTAAATAATTAATTAAGACTACTATACTTAGGTTATAGTAGTCTTTATTTTATTCTAGTATTTTATGCTAAGGCCGCAGCAAGTAAAAACAAAACTAAAAACAAACTTAAATATTTAAAATTTTTAAAATAAGTAACTAAAATTTTATAGAAAAAATAACCTTTAATCACATTTTAATAAAAGAAGAAATAGTATATAATCTATAATTAAAATTATAAATTAAATAATATAATTAAATAATATAATAAATTATAATAAAATAAATATATTTTATTATAATTTTTTTATTATATATTTTAGTATATAATAAAATATAATATACTTATATAAAAAGAAAGAATATAAATAATATTATAAGTAAAAATAATAATAATAATAATAAGAATATAAGAAAGAATAATATAAGAAAGAATAGAATAAAAAATATACTTACTTTATATAAAAGTAAGAATATAATAAAATATACCTATTTATATAATTATTTTAACTTTTATCTTAATATAAGTTTAAATTATAGTTTAAATTATATTCTTTTTTACTATTTTTACGAATTTTTATTATCTCCGTAGGAGATAATAAAAATTCTACCGTTAGGAGACTAACTTTGAATTGGGTAATATTAATTTTGGGGACTGCCCACTTCTACCTGTTAAAGTCAATACTACTAAATATAGTATATGCCTAAAATTTTGTTTTCTATATTTTGTATACCCTTATCGCACGAAGTGCGCCGAGCGAAGCCACAACGTGGCGCCCGCGAGCAGAATAAAAATTAATATATATTATAATTTTTGTTAAAAATCCGCTACGAAAATTTATTAAAAAAATATATTTTAATAAAAGTAATAAGCAGAATTAAAACTGTTTCTAAAAAATAATAAATTTACTAAAATTCGGCTATAAAAAATAAAGAGTTCTTCAATTTCAGAGAAAACTTTTCTAAAGTAAATAAAAATATAGTATGCCCGCCCGCTAATCCTTTATCTTTCGAAGGCTACGAAGTAGCCCAAAATAAATAAAATTAATTAGATTAAAGTATTTAGAGTTATTTCTATTTATTTTAATCTTTTTCTTTTTTATATAAAAGTTTTTAGTTTTATTAAGTTTTTTTTCTTGCGGCCGCACCACCGACTTTTTACTAAATTTGGCTAACGAAAATTTCTAAAAAATTATAAAGGAATAAAAGTATAAAGAAGATTTAATTTTATTTCTAATTTATTTCGATTTCACTATTTTTACTAATAAAAAATTTATAGAGATTAACTTTCAGAGAAAACTTTTTCTTTAGAATATAAAAAAGTTAGAAAACTTGCGGGCGGTAACCCCGACTTTTGTCAAGCATTTGACAAAGAGGGCTGAAGGCGCAGCTTATAAATATCTTTAATGTTAATTTTATACAAATTGTATAAATTTGTATTATACGGAATGTCCGTAGGATATATCGTAGGTGAGGTATTTTATACTATTTGTATAATTTTTATTTTTAGAGAAGTGTATTAGTTCTATTAATGCGGCCGGTAGTACTCGGTGTAAAGGCCTGCGCCTTTACTTTTTAATCTTATATCCTACGGAATTACTCTCTGTATAATTTAATTATACTCTCTGTAAAACGTACGATACGAAAATCCCGTAGGATATATCTTTAAAGAAGGTTTTTTTATTAAAGTGAAAAATATTATTTCTTTGTATAAGATTTTAAGACAGTCGCAGTTATTAAATTTTTAAAAAATTCTTTTTATTTCGTAACTCATTGGTATTGACTTTTTATTTAATTTGTGGTATATATACCATACTTTTTAAATTTTGTCAATAGTACTGGGCCGCAGCTCGTAGCTTATTTGCTGGGACTTACCCAGCTTGACGCTGGGTGCCCAGCTCGTAGGCGCAGCTTATAGAGAGTCGCAGCTTACACAAGACAAATTATATAGATAGTGAGAGTTTATTAAGTTGTATCGGCGAATGAGTGAGTAGTATTGACTAAAGTTGGTTACCCGTCTAATAGACGGGTAGATTTCTCTTATCCCGTCTAAAAAAATAAAAAAAATCGTGGAGATTACTCCACGACTAATGAACAATTTACTTTTATTATTACCTCATCAGGCAAATAATCATACATTTTACCTGTGCGTAAATTCACAAAATAATATTCTTGATCTGTTCTCATTACGAGGTCGCCATCTGGGTCATAATAACATTCGCTAGGAAACGTGGCAGAAACATTAAGTGTGCATTTGGATTTAGATACAATTTGCATTTTGTATTCCTTTCTTTTTTTTATTTATTAAAATTAATGTCTAAAATAATTATAAACATTTCTATTACTGCAGTCAATTATATCGCTAATAGTTTCCATTGCATCGAAAAATCTTGGATTAGAAATCTCACAATCATGTTGTAATATACTATCAAATTCATTAATAATATCTATCGTTTTATTTAAAACCTCAATTTCTTCAATATCTAAAGTTAGAATCGCACTTTTTTCTTCTTTAATTTTCATAATATTTTATCCTTTCTTATCTAATTATTTCTTAATATAGAAAGTGAGAGCCAACGATTTTTCACTTTGTGCACTCAAGTTACAATTGTAAGAAGATTGTGTATTAAGAGGAACTCCTAACTCCCCTCTCACTTTCTACACTAATTATACACAATTTTACCCTAAAAGTCAATAAAAATTTTAATTATTAACAAATTATTCACAATTAACTTAGACGGGATTGCTTATATTTGACCCGTCTATTAGACGGGTATTAAATTTTCCTAATATAAACCCGTCTAAAATGCAAAAAGAAAAAAAAGGATTGATTTCTCAATCCTTTAATCTAATTGAATTTGATTTTTTGTAAAGTGTGTAACCACTGCAATCATACTCGGCAAGCACCTCGCCGTTTTTAATAATAACTAGTGTCTTTTTTTGCTTTCTAACAAGTGACCTTGCACATTTTTGTTCTTGGGTAATATCAATACCCTTTTTATAACATTGTATTAGAATTTCACCCTCAATAATACTATCATTTAAAGCTGTATGTTCTTCTTCAAAGTCATAATTTTGACTTACATATCTAAATATTGCCTCGGCTGTGGTTGAATAATTACCTGTGTCTGTAAATAATTCTAAATCCTCACACATTTTCTTATAGTCTTTAGTAGTACCAAAAGTATTTACTGCAATAGGTCTTATGTCAATTACTTTTACTGTATCAAGTGGGTTAGCTACTTTGTACCAGTCGCAATTGAAATCAAAAACTCTTTCATCAAAACCACTATTATAAGCATAAGCATACTCGATATTGTATTCTTTAATATCTGCCCTCATAGCCCTCATAATGTGTCCATACTTAGTCATTTTAACCTTTTGTGCTTTCATACGATTGATATATAATGGTCTTTTTTCTGCATAATATGCACTTTGGAACAATGCTAAATTATGCCAAATTTGTTCTACTACAAAATCTTTTTTGAGTAGCATTTCGTGGCTTTCTAGGTCTATAATAGTATAACCAAGATTATAGCAAAAAGGTTTGTCAAGTGAGGTTGTTTCTGTGTCAAAAACTAAAATATTCATAATAAAATTCCTTTCTTGATTAAGGCTCAACTTCTTTTCCTTAACCTATATACATTATACTATATACTATATTAAAAGTCAAGTAAAAAATAAAATTAAATATGAATAAATTGTAAATAATATATTAAGAAAATATGAATAGTATTTAGACGGGCAAATAAAATTAATATAAACCCGTCTAATAGACGGGTAAAATAAAAATAAAATACCCGTCTAAAATTTGACGAAAAGAAAAGTCGGAATACATCCGACTTTAATAATCTTGTAATAATTTTATCATAATAATTTCATCTGGTTTATGGAATGTTTCAATCGTGTCTATTAAATTTTCTAAACTATAAGCACGAATTACATCCATATATTTTAAGTTATTAATAAGATAAATAACTTGATATTTTTTAGTCATAATAATTCTCCTATAAAATTTTACTTTCTGTTACAAAATATTTAACTTGATATTGGTCTAATAATTTTTTAATTTTTTGGCTATCCTTTTGAGTTTTAGAATAAATATTAAAAAGACTATTTTGACCTACATTCTCAACGAAATTATGAGAAATATTAGCATTTTTTAAGTCTAGGTCTAAAGCAGTAGTCATATCTATAGGGCAGGTGCACTCAATTTTCCACAACTTATCTTTTCTTGTTTTTTCTTCGATAAGTTTAACAATATATACACCTATCAAGTTAGCACCACCGACAACAACCACTTTAGCCCATAGAGGCAGGTCGCACACCATATAAACCAACACTACAGTATAAAGTCCATAAGCAATAGCATTTACAATGCTTGCCATTACTTTACCACATTTAATAGTGCAGATTGATTTAATAGTTTGAATAATAACATTTGCAACATTTAGAACGATAAATAATATTAATAATTTCATAACTCGTTCCTCCTTTCTTATTACATATTAATATTACCACAATTATCATTAAAAGTCAATAGAATTTTAAAATTAAATATGAACAAATTGTAAACAATTTTTAAAAATTTTAGACGGGTAAAAGAAACAATCAACCCGTCTAATAGACGGGTAAAGAGGATAAAAATTGTGGAGTATTTTTACTCCACAACTCTATCCATAATATTAATTTCAACATCAACTTTTACAATTTCAAGGTCTAAAGCATCGTGCACATCATAATCACCTGTAAAATCCCAATAGTATCCCATATTGTCGATTGCTAAGCATAGATGGTCATTAGTCATAAACCACTCACCTCCACAAACTTCTCGTAAAGTTGTTTTTGTCAAACTTCTTTTATCATTAATTCTCATTACTCCATCACCTCTCTATATTGATAATTAATTCCTTTCTATTCTAAAATGCTATTAAAGGTTTCTAATAATAAAATCGGCTGTATTCTATTCCAAAGTTCGTTTAATTCTTCAAAATGATTATTAGCATAGTTAACTGCCCAAGAGGTCGCCTCTTTTTCAATTGTAGAGTTAATATAAATTTTAGTTTTTTCGAAATAGTCTAAATTAGTAAAAAGTATTTTAAAATTTATAGCTTTATATTCAAACCAATCAGAGTCATCCATTAAATCAATGGTTTGTTCGTGACCTAATTCATGTAAAAAAGCCATTAAAAAATAACTAATATTATATTGTAGTCCTAATTCATTTAAAAAATCTTCATAAATACTAACAAAATCTTCATCAATCGTATAATTATAATTAATAATATTATCTTCAATATTATAATTAAAATCATTACCAAATTGAATAGTTACATCAAAATTATTTTTAATTAACCACTCTTGCAAAACTTTATCTAATAAATTCATATTAAATACCTCTTCCTTTATTTTCTATACTAATTATACTAAATTTAAGTATAAAAGTCAATAGAAAATTTAATTATTAACAAATTGTTCATAATTATTTTAGACGGGTTGAATAATAATATTTGCCCGTCTATTAGACGGGTAGTCTTATAATCACTATTACCCGTCTAAAATTTGGTAAATGAAAAATCCCACTTTAATAGTGGGATTTTCCGAGGAGGTATTAAAATGATAAGTACAAAAGGTACTATATAAAGTGCAAAAATGTCTTTTTGTCATATCTTTCACTCCAAGAGCTACTTATTAATGAATGCATAACCCTTTGCACTTTATATAATGCCCTTTCGGGCGACTGAGGATTACTCCTCAGTCTTTTCAGCAGTTTGTGGAACTGCTTTGCCCTTAGCCTTTAGTTTATCAGCCTTAGCCTTAGCCTTAGCCTCAGCCTCGATACGTTTAGCCTCTAGGTCTGCCTCGTATTCTCTTTGTACTTCAAAAGGATTGTAAGCAGGCTTTTCACCATACTTAGTCTTATAAGGTTTCCAAGATTTACATACCATTTCATTAGTTACCCAAACCTCAGTGAGTTCGCCATTGCCATCAATGTCAATCTCTACAGGATAAGCATAAGTTTTAGCACCTGCCTGCTCAGCCTTGTTCATAAAAGAGCCGTCTTTTAGAGCCTCAAGAGCCTTTTCAACTGCTACTGCACGAACATCCATATCTCTCATTTTTGCCATAAATTACACCATTTTAACCTTTCTTAATTTATTTATTTTATAAACAAGAGTTGTGTTTCTCTTGATTACATACTCATTATACTATATTTAATTTTATTTGTCAAGTACTTTTTAAAACTTTTTAAAGTTTTTTGTTTACTTGACTTAGGTCTTAACTTTTATCACACTTATATTATACTAAATAAGTTTGAATTTGTCAAGACTTTTTAGAAAACTTTTTAGAAAAGTTTTTCAAGCAATCAACTTGTCTTTTCCTTTAATTTCTATACTAATTATACTAAATTTAAGTATAAAAGTCAATAGAAAATCAAAAATTAATTGTAAACAAATTATGAACAAAATTATCTTAGACGGGTAAAAATCTTTCTTTAGACGGGTAACCCGTCTAATAGACGGGCAATCACGTTTTAAAGTATTAATACTTTAAAGTACTAAAGTCTTTAGACGGGTAAATCCGACTTAATTTTTTATACTTTAAAGCACTAAAGTACCCGTCTATACTTTAGTACTTTATCACATTAAAGCATTAAACTAAAAGAAAAGTGTAAAGGTTTACCCTTTACACCTTATTATTAGAATATCTGATACATAAAATAAATCAATGTACACAATTGAATAATTGATATAATAAATATTGTTAGGTTATTACGCTTAATAGCATGATAACTATATAACGTTAATATACTCACATTAAACGCTAACAACAAAAATATTACTATTACATTCATAACAACACCCCATTCTTGTATATAATTTTATAAGTATAATTATCACGTTCGAATTTGCTAACGCTAATAAAACAACCGTTAACAACTGGGAAAATTATAGAATAGAATATTCGACAATGTTCACGCTCATATATAAATACAATTCCGTCTAGACCGTCAGGGCAAACTTTAAAATTATCCCTGCCGTTTAATAATAAATTTAGTTGTAGCAATTCCGAACATTCAGCAGGTGTTTTGCCTTGCTTTAAAATTTGTTCAATTGTTTCTTTTAGTTTCATATTAATCCTCCTATTGTGGCAGGGCTTTACGCCCTGCCTTATTCAATTTTATTTTATTTCAATTTTTTCAATATCACCACAGGCTGTTTTTCTTAGGTGTACCTGAGCTTTGCCTGTTGAACTGTTAGCATATTTCATATATGCCCTATGTCCGTGTTTTACTATGTAGTCATAGCTTGCATCTTTACCATCATAAATTGCTATGTTGTTTATGTCAAAAGGTTCGCCTCTTAACTTACCCGTGTAAATTACCAAAGCATCAAACTTATTGCAATATTTTTTTAACGCTTGCTTGAAAATATAATGAGCGTTTTTATGTATGTTTTGATTTTTGTTAAAATCAAAGTCAAATGTAATTGTGGGACTATTTTCAAAATATGCTTTTATTTGGTAACGCTTGCCATTTTCATCAATAGCATCGATGCCATTGTCATTAACACTATCCGTATAAGTCCAACCCATAACCTCACATATTTTTTTAGTGGTTAATGTGCACCATTGACGAGCCTCCTCCCTTGTAATGATTTCATCCTCAATATATTTGTTTCTTGTTGCCATAATAATATACCTCCTAAATTATGACTATTATTAAATTGTTAGACGGTTTAACAAGTTGCCTTGTATCTCTCATCTACAAGTACTATTATACTCTTTTAATCGTAAAAGTCAATAGATTTTCAAGAAAAAAATTGCACAAAGATATTATAATTTTTTTGTGCAATATGCACAAAGGTAGGGGATAATATTAAATATACTAACTGTATAATAGGAGGGGTAACGTTAGTAAAAAAATATACTTTGAGTATAATCAAACTGCCGTGCCTCCAAAATTTCTCGCAATATTTTTAAAATTAGATTTATATTCTTAAATTATGATATTAAATTAAGTGGATATAAATTTTTGACACCTTATAAAATTTTCGGTATAATGTATTTAAAAGGAGGTATATTAATGCTAGATTTAAACTTTTCACTTAATACTTCCAAAGATAGAGAAGAGTTCATCGAAAATTATATAATAGGAAAATCTTTTACTCAAAAAGAATTATCTACTATTGCAGATTATATCCTTTATGGAAAAGATAATGATGGTACTAGTGTCGTAGATAGAAAAGAAGTTCAAATAGATACAAAATATAAATCTTATCAACCGAAAAAACCAGAATCTCTTGAAGAATTACTGGAAAATCCAACATTTAACGAAAACTCCTTTATTAATACAAATATATATAAAAAAATAAAACCTAAAATTAATAGAGAAGAAGATAAAAACGTGCCAGGTATTCAAGAACTTTGGAAAACAATAGATTACTATCAACATTTATTAGATGTAAAAGAAGGAAAAATAATAGATCCTTCAGCCCGCAAATTAACAGATAAAGAAGCATATAAAATAAAACATTTTATTATTAGTTTAAGAAGAGAACAATTTCCCTTAAGGGATATGGTAAAACCAGTAAGCTTTTTCCAAAATACTATTAAAGAGCAAATTCCAATATCTAATGATATTAATTGGGATAATGGAAAAGATTTTTCTATTGCGCCCTTAGGATTATATAGTTCTAACCCTAAACGCTTTAATAATATTTTAGAAATAGAAGAAAAAGATTATTATTATAATAAAGCCGCAAAATATGTATTAGACTTTCGTAATCCAGAACATATTTATCAATTAATAGAATTTTCTGAAGATTTATTAATTGCGGCCGAAGACAATGCCGAAAGTCTTCTTGATGATATAATAGAAACTTTAAATTTTTATATTAATTTAGCCGATTTTGATCCAATTAAAACTGAAATTTTAAAATTAAAAAGATTAAAGTTTCCAGTTTTAGAAATTCAAAAAGTTTTAAAAGAAAAATTTAATATTACACATTCCACAAATTATATTAGTACTATTTATAAACAAAAAATATGCGGCGGAATTGCTGATGCTGCGCAACTTCATTATGATATGTATATGGAAAGAGAGAATAGAAGTAAATGGAAAAAATGTAATCAATGTGGGAAAATTAAATTTTTAGATTCCCGTATATATATGAGAAAATCACGTAGTTCAGATGGATATAATAATAAGTGTAAAAAATGTTGTAAGGAAAATAGAAAGAATTAAAAATAAACTAAAGATTTTACTCAATTTCTTATAATAAAAGAGTAAAATCTTTTCTTTTATATAGGAGTAGATAATATATATGAAATTTAAATATGATTTAAATTCTATTATTAGTGCATTAGATTATAATGATTTAAAAGGTTTAGTTACTATGATTAATCAAGATTTAATCAAAAAACAAAATTATAGTGCTAGTGAATTAGAGAATATTTTTAAAGATTTATTCTGCGGCCTTAGTGGAGCAACTAAATCACAAATTGAAAGTCTAATGCTTAGTTGTGCTAGAGTTAATTCAATAGGTTATTAAGGGCGCGATATAAATTAAATATATAATAAAATTTTTCTAATTTTTTTATTTTATTTGTATTTATTTACAAATTGCGGCTTGAATAAAAAGAGGTGATATAGTGGCAAAAAAAGCCTTTTTAAAAAAATGCTGTAAATGCGAAACTGAATTGCCAATAAATAATTTCTTACAAATTGATGATATATGTTTCCCAGATGGGTATACACCAATTTGTTTAGATTGCCTTGAGAAAGAAATAAAAGAAAATGAAAGTGGTTTTGAACAGGTCGATAGAATTTGTCAATGGTTAGGTATTCCCTTTATACCAGATAAATGGCTTGAAACTATGAGTGCTTTCGAAGATCATCCTTTTGAAATTTATTTTAAAATGTATAAAGAAAACCAGTTTGAGTACGTAGATTGGAAAGAATGTTATTTACATTATAAAGAACTTGAATCAATTGGCGCTTTAGAAGAAAATATTTTTCAAATGTCACAAGGTGAACTAAATAGATTACGTCAGAAATGGGGACAAGAATATACTGATGCAGAAGAATTAAAATATCTTGAAAAACTTTATCAAGGTATACTTAATACTTATAGTATATTTGGAGAAAATCAATTTGACCAAGTAAGAAAACTTTGCAAAATTTCTCTTATCATAGAGCAAAAAATTCGAGCGGGGGAAGATTTTGACAAATATTTAAAAAGTTATAATGATTTATGTAAGACTATCGGATTAGAGAGTAAAAATATTAAGGATGCTACTGATTTTTCATCAGTAGGAGAATTGTTTGCTTATCTCGAAAAATCTGATTGGATGAATGAATATTATAATGGCGAAAATATGGACTTAGTTGATAAAACCATGAAGGATATTCAATTATGGTGTAGAAACTTATATGTAAATGAAAGTTCTATACCCGAAGAAGTTCAAAATCGTATTGAAGCATTAAAGATTGCTAATGAAATGGAAGAAGAAATGAACGCAATTCAAGATGATGGATTAGATGATTTTGAATTAGATTCTTCTGAAGAATTTGACCCAGAGGCAGGTGTAATATAATGCCAAAAGTAGAAACAACAATAAAAGAAATAAATGGCTCTTTTCATTATTATAGAAATGGAATAGAGTTAGAGAAGGGAGCTTTAATTACTCCTGAACGAATTGAAAAAAATCGAGAGTTGTATGAAAATATATGTAGTAAGTTTACTGCATATGGAGATTTATTTGTTGACCTTATAACTCCCGTAGACAGCAACTTTGAATTATATTTTTATCAAAGAATCTTCTTGCGCGCTTGTATGAGATATAGATACCATTACTGCACGGCACCAAGAGCGTAGAGCTATGCGCTCTATAAATCATCTAAATTGCGGGGAACTCCTTAGAGCTTTACTTACCAACTTATTATAGTAATATAAATAAGGGCAAAAGTAATTATTTTGATATGGTAAAAAGAGTAAAGATTGGACAATCCGCAGCCAAATTTCTATATAAGGAGGTGAATATATATGAAGAAAAATATTATCTTGGATAACCAGAAAACTTATTATCAAATTTTCGATGATGGAAGAGTATATAATGAAAGTACTAGAAAATTTTTAAAAGGTAGCATAACTGAAAGTGGATATAAATATTATAGACTTTCTTTCAATAAACAAAAATATAGATTTTATGCTCACCAACTCGTTGCATTATATTTTTTAGAAAATTTACATACTTATAAAATTGTTAATCATAAAGACGGAAACAAATTAAATAATTCGGTAGAAAATCTTGAATGGATAAATCATTCTAATAATGTTAAACATGCATATATCAACAATCTTATAAGAAAAGAAAAAACTCACGATTATAATATAGAAAGTTTTAAAGGAGAAAAATGGAAGACAATTCCTGATTTTCCTAAATATCAAGTATCAAATTTTGGAAGAGTAAAGAGTTTTAATAAAAAACCGACACGAATTTTAAGACCAATTTTAACAAATGGATATTATAAAGTAGTGTTATGTAATAATGGAATTAAAGAAAATTGTTTAATAGCATATTTGGTATATTTCACTTTCAACAAAGAAGAAAAAAAAGATAATTATGTGATCGATCATATTGATGGAAATAAAATAAATAATAAATTGGATAATTTAAGATATATTTCTCGTTCAGAAAATACACAACTTTCATATTATTCACAAAATCTCCAAAGTAATATTAGGCCAGTTGTTTGCTATAAAAATAACGAATTAATTGGACAATATCCATCCTGCTCAGAGGCAGCAAGACAATTAAAATTAGATAGTAGTTCAATTAGTAAAGTTTGTAAGGGTATATATAAACATACACATGGCTACATTTTTCATTATTTAGAAAAAGGTTCAACGACTAAAGTAGGAGAAGCCTCCGAAAAAAGATGAATAGACATAAAGTCTATATGATATAGTCTAATCTCATAAGAAATTATGAGCCAAAAATATTTTTGGGAAATAAATTAGCGATTTATTTCAAATATAAATGTTAGTAAAACGTTCGTGTCTATTTTAGCAATGATTTTAAAATGTATTTTCGCACCAAGAAGCAAAACTTTTATATGCGCACCAAAGAAAGAGCGAAAAACTTGCTCCTAATTATTGTAAAATAGTTAGCAAAGCTTTTTAACTGCTGGAATAGCCTAAAGCTAAAAATACTACAATAATATTTACCTCAAAATATTATGAATGTTATCGAAAGATAGAAATAAATTTTTAGATGGAATATGATGAAAATCTAAGTTCTATAAATGGCCAATCAGCAACCAATCAAGGAGGGATAGTTAATGTATAATTTGCAAACAATAAATAAAAGAATAAAAGAAAAATATCCAAATGAAGATTTAGAAGTAATAAAATTTACTAAAGTTAAGGAACCTACTACCATTCTTTGTAAAAAATGTGGGCAAAAATTCAATTTTGGAACAATGGATTCTGTTATTAATTCTAATAAAAGAGTAATTTGTGATAAATGTAATATTAAAAGACGAGATACTTTAGAAGTGAAACATAAAATAGAATATTTAATAAATAAAAATGATAATTTAGAACTTTTAAATGACTTTAAAAATATTACAACAGACTTAGAAATATTATGTAAAAAATGTAATAATATTTATAAAAGAAAGCCAAGAATTTTTTTAGAATCTCAAAAATGTCCATATTGCGAAAGTAAAAGTAAATTAAAGCCACATAACTTATTTATTAAAGAATTAAATGAACTTTATCCAAATGAATATAAAGTTCTTGACAAATATAATGGCAGTTTTAATAAAATTAAAGTTAAACATAAATGCGGTTTTATTTGGGAAGTACGCCCACACAATTTGTTACTTGGTAAAGGCTGTCCGCAATGTAATCGAAAAATTTCTAAAGGCGAAAAACGAATAGAAAAGTATTTAAGTGAAAAAGAAATATTATTTGAAAAGGAAAAAAGTTTTAAAGAGTTGGGGCAATTACGTTTTGACTTTTATCTTCCTGATAAAAATATTTTAATAGAATTTCAAGGACAGCAACACTATAAACCAATAGAATGGTACGGTGGACAAGAAAAATTTTTTCAACAGCAAAATAGAGATAATTTAAAAAAACAATTTTGTAAGAAAAATAATTATACATTAATAGAAATAAAATTTGATCAATTTAATAATATAGAACAAATTTTGAATGATTGGCTCAACGACTAGTCGAAAGACGTACACTTAAGTAAGTGGAAACAAAAGCTAACCACGTGGTTAATGATATAGTCTATTCTCATAGGAAACTATGAGCCATATGGATACAGATTAACGAACTGTATTAAATAGTAAAGAAGGTGCTAAGATAGCTAAAGAGAAGGTAGATGAAATTCTTACTTTATTTCCTATCTTAAAAAAAGAACTTGTTGGAGAAAGATATAATTCAGGTTCAGATTATTTAAAAATGACATTTAAAAATGGTAGTGTGTTTGATGTTGTGGCCGCTTTGGATTCACAACGTGGAGGCAGGCGTCATGCCGGTTTGATTGACGAAGTGCGTAAAAGAATTATTTTTTTTTATAGTTTCTCCACAACTTCAACACTTTATATTGAGGTGATAAAAATGAAAGTTGTGATTTATGAAATTATAAATTTAGTCAATCATAAAGAATATATTGGACAAACAACTCAAACTTTTGAAAGAAGAATTAATACACATATTAATAATTTAAATAAACATAAACATTGTAATTCTAGTTTACAAAAAGCTTGGGATAAATATGGCCAAGATAATTTTGCTTTTATTCCACATTATTATGAAATTGATGAAAATGAATATCAAAAGCAATTAGATAAATTAGAAATAGAATGGATTGATAAAAAAAATAGTTATTATAATGGATATAATCAAACTAAGGGTGGACAAGGCGGTTTGGCAAGTAGTCCAAATCAAAGAAAGTTAAATTTTGAACAGTATTGTATTGCTTATTTAGGGAATAATAAGTATAAAGGACTTATGAGTAAGACTGGAAAATGGTTTGGTTGTGATAGTAGTTGTATATCTGCTATTGTTAATAAAAATGCTTATGCAGATTTTAAAAGTCAATTAGCACAATTACCTATAGAGCAAAAACAAAAATATCTAAAACAATTTGAAGAACATTTTAAAGATTGTTTATATACTTCCGCACAAAGACCTAAAGTTGATAACCAATTAACTTTTGAAATTTTATGTGTGGTAACTTGTTTTTCCAGAGGAATTGAAAAAGCAATTTTAGAAAAATTTAATCTCTCAAAAGGATTTGTTATTAATTGCTTTAGAATGAATAGCCATAAGGAAGCCGTTAATCAATTAAAAAACACTACTAAAGAAGATATTGAAAAGATTGGAAAGGAAAAATTTAATGAATGGGAATTAAATAAATATAACTCTTATTTAAAATTTCAATATACAGATTTATTTGAAAAATATGATAAATATATAGCATCATGAATTGCGCACTTTAAATTCCTTTAATTGCTGGAAACTCCCTATGGGACAATCAGCAGCCAAGACTCTTAAAAGAGTAAGGTTCAACGACTAGTCGAAAGACGTACACTCAAGTGAGTGGAAATGGGGAACTAGATTATTCTAGAAGATATAGTCTGAACTATATAGTAATATATAGCAGTTCATAAGAGAACGGGTTTGTATTAACGCCACAAATCGAACATTAATGGACCATGATGCAACACTACTAAATGAGGTTGTAATCCCCCTCATGAATGTTAATAGAAGAACAATAAAAGGTCTGGTAAATAAAAAAGAGCCACATATGGTCCAATATTATTTAACTTCTGCTGGACAAAAAAGTTCTTATGCTTATGAAAAATTAATTGAATTATTTAGTATGCAAATTTATAATCCTAAAGCGGCCTTTGTATGGGGTTGCTCATATAAAGTACCTATGATGTATGGATTGTTAACTAAAGACAACATACAAGATATTAAATTAGCATCTACTTATAAAGATGACTCTTTTGCACGTGAGTTAACGCCTAAAGCTCACGTAAAAATTCTTAAATTGCTGGAAACTCCTGAGAGCCAAATAAACTACAACAAAAATCGCAAGATTAATTGTGAATGTTTTAAAAATTATTTGGATTGGATAATCAGCAGCCAAGCCGCGTAATGCGCGGAAGGTTCAACGACTAAAGTAAATTCGAGTGAATTGAAAAAAGGAATATATTAAAGGAGGATGTAATTATGCGGGTATATTTTTATAACGAGCAAATTACAACATATTACATTACAACAGAAGGTAAACTCTACAATTCTAAAACAAAAAATTGGTTAAAGGGACAAATTAGTAAAAACGGTTATTTAACATATAATATTTCTATAGACGGAGAAAAACATAGATTATATGCCCATAGAATGGTTGCAGAGACTTTTCTTCCAAGAATAGAAAATAAAACACAAGTTAATCATAAAGATGGAAATAAATTAAATAATAGTTTAGATAATTTAGAATGGGTAACTTGTAAAGAAAATATTAATCACGCATATGAGAATAACTTAAATAATTCTGGTAAACCAGTATATTGTTTTAATGAAAATAAAGAATTAGTATGTACTTATAGAAGTATTTCTATGGCGGCCGAAGTAAATCATTTTAATGAAGCTTGGTTAGCTAACCAAATTAGTAGAGAAGTAAAAACTCTTTCTCACGGCTTTTATTGGAGTTTTTCTGAAGATAATAGCTTTCCAACTAAAGAATTAACTGGAGTTTGCAAACCAGTTGGCCAATATACAGTAAATGGAATGTTGATAGAGAAGTATCCTAGTCGAAATGCGGCCGCGCGAAAAACTGGATATGATAAAAAAAGAATTGGAGAATGTTGTAATGGAAAAATAAAAACATATCACGGGTATGTTTTTAAATATATTTAATATAAGATATAGTCTGAACATTTATGAAAATAAATGCCCGATAGGGAGCTAGTTTAACGAGCTAGTGAAACGTATTTGATTTAGGCTCCTGGACAGGCGGGAGTAATGAATCTTGGTTTGATTATGATAAAATGATCAAATATAGGAAATTAATTAACCCAGAGAGTCACCAAAAATGTAAACCTGAAGATAATATTTTTTACTTATTATCAGTGGATGTTGGTAGATTATCCTGTCAAACCGTAGTTACCGTTCACAAAGTTTTTGAAAATGGTGGTAACTTTCACAGTAATTTAGTAAACATCTATATTTTAGGAACTACCAAAGAAACCAAACATTTTGAAATACAAGCAAGAGACTTAAAACTTTTAATTAAGGACTTTCAGCCGCGTGAGGTTGTAATTGATGCCAATGGATTAGGTCTCGGCTTAATGGATTATATGGTAAAAGAAACATATTGTCCTTGGGGTGAAATATTGCCTGGTTATTGTTCGTTTAATAATGATGATTATAATAAAAAATTATATCCCGATGCTATTGATATTATTTATGCAATTAAAGCGAATAATGCTTTAGATAGTAAAATTCATTCTAATTGTTATAGTAGAATCTTTAGCGGAAGAGTTAAATTTTTAGCGCGCGAGCAAGAAATTAAAAGTAAACTAATGGGTACTAAAAAAGGCTCAAAAATGAAATTGCAAAAACGTCAAGAGCGCTTACGCCCACATGAACTAACTACTCGTCTTTTTGAAGAAATGAGTAATTTTAAAATTAAACAAGGATTAAGTGGAACAGATATTAAATTAGAAAAA